TTCTATAACTTTGCTTTGGGTTTCTTCGTTCAGCATCATACTCAACATTTTTTCTTGATTTGCTTCATTCAAAGAGTTATAGACGTTGACGAACTTATCTGCTACTCTACTATTTATCTCAAAGATATTTCCACCTAAATCAATCTCAACATTTTCGCGCTGAAGAGATTGAGTATACATATTGTATTCTCTTGCTCTTAGTGAAGCAGGTAAGTCTTTAGCATAAGTTGGTCCTGATTTGGTAACAATATTAGGATCTGACACTCTACTATGAGTTACTGGTGTTTTGATCTGAGGTTGATTTGAAGCGCCGCCGCCACTTCCACCACCACCACCAAAACCTAAATCATAATCGCGTCTACCTTTTCTTTTAGCTTTACCTTTACCACCAAATCTTTTTAATTTAGCTAGTGCCCGAGATAATACGTTACCTCTTGATAACCCTCTTCTTGCCCCACTTGTTCCAGCTCTTGTTGCCAATTTTGTAGCTCCTTTTATGCCAACTTTTGCGCCAGCACCGGCTAAACGAGCCGGACCATATGCTGTACCACCGCTAAGTATACCAGCTCCAATAGAAGCTGCATCAATAGCAAGGTCTCCTACGGCAGCACCATAATTTCCTTGTTTAAAGTTCTTGTATGCGCTTACGCCAGGTATAAGAACATCAGCAGCATCACTACCTAAATCTTTCATGCTATATTCATTAAGTTGCTGTTCTGTAATTGATCCTTTAGGGGGCCTACCTAACGCACGAGTAACAAGGTCTGTTGCATATTTTTTTGTTTGCTTTCTTGTTTTTTTCCATGCATCTGGTGAAAACTTTCTTCCATACTTCTTTTTAAGATACATACTTAAAGCAGCAGCGCCAATAGCAGACACTGGTGATCCTGTTCTATTCATTGCTATTCTTGCTGCATTTGTAGGAGTTAAATTTCTTCTTTGTTTAAGAGACAAATCAGTATAGTCTTTATCTACAAAATCATCTCTGTTTTTGTCTTTGTATCTGTATCTTGTAGGATCATACACTTCTTTCATTTCAGTTTCTTCTGTTATACCTGTTTCACCAAATGGAATGGTTACATACTTATCTAGTTGCTGAGAATAGTAAAGCCCAACTTGCTGCCCACCTGGATATACACGAACAGCTTTACGCTTTAGAACAACAATAGAAGGCACATCTGAGATTGTTGATGGTGCTTCAGCAATCAACTCTTCGCTCATACCTTGGACGTTACGCTTGACTTTCATATATACAGGATCACTTGAGACGACTTGATTCATAAGCGAGTCTAGAAGATCAATCAATATCTTCTTCTCAGCCGATGTCATCTTATCAGCACCTTTATCCAATGCACGTTTAAGCATTGGAAGCTTCTTAGCATCAAACAGACCAGCGCGAACCAGCGTAGTTAGCTTACGCTGTTCCTTATCTTCCTTTTCGGTTATAAGTTCGTATTGTTCTCTTAGGCTTTTGATGCTTTTCATGATGTATTACTTTCTCTTTCTAAGCATATCTTTAGGATTTTCGTAAGTACCACTCTTCATAAAGAATGCTCTTGCCCCGCGATCATAGTCACCCTTATCTTTAACTCTTTTACCTTGACGGACTTCAACTTCTGAACCCTCATCATCAGCATTCTTAGCTTTTACTTTCCACTTTGTACCTTTACTTGACTTTTTAGAAGCAATTGTCTTTTCATCAATCTGGTCTGCTGATTCAAACATCTGCCCAAAGTAGTTCTGTGCAATCTCAATCTTGCGCTCTTCAAGCTTCTCAACTGCTTTTGTAGAAAGAGCAGCGGAAAGGTTTTCACGCATTTCATCAAGTCTGCCTTCTAGAATATTATCCAATGCTTTGTTGATACTCATTTGTTTTCTCCGATAGTGATCTTAGTATTTATAAATCTTGTACAAGTTGACAATGAAATAAAGCAATCTGCTCACCTCTAGGATAGTGAACGATTATCTCATCATCTATGTTGTGTGGACCTGAGAGTATCTTTATCCTTGAACCTCTAGGTAGTAAAACTTCTTTATCTAATGTTGTGCCTGTTAACGAATCAACATAGGTAGCATTCTGCCCCTTTTGTATGTCTATCTGCATCAATATCTTTGGTACTTGCTGATCTATCTGCGTATAGACATCAAGTGCTGTATTGTAATCCAGTGAGCATGATGTATAACCTCTGAACACATAGTCTTTTCCAGCATTAAACTTTGTTGGATCGTATCTTGCTGTAAGCCCAGTATAGACTATATGACTGAAAGGTGTCTGTGTTCTATTCAGCATATTGTCAAGTGTAACAATAGTGTTCTGAACATCTTGTGCTGTCTGAGGATCTACAGTATCATCAAATCCTTTGTACAAGTAATTGTTTATCGGTTGAAACAAATCGTTGGTATATGCTTGCAATGCTGCTATCTCTTCTGGCGCAAAGTTAGCAGGATTGTATGCTTTCTTAAATTCTTTTTCGTTTCTTACTATGTCTTTATATGTCTTGGTAAGATCACGTATATCTCTGTCTTTAACTTGTTTTGAAACGCTCAGTGCTTTTTGTACTTGTGCTTCTTGTTCTGGATCGTTTTGAGAACCATTGCTAGCCTTGTCAACCATCTTCTGAAGCTGTTCCATATGTTTGAACGGAACAAGTTTATTACGAATAACTGTATATGCAACTCTGCCTGTTTCATCAGCATAACGACCAAAACCTAGATATGACAAACCAAGTCTTTTTGCTTCCGCTGATGCTTCTGAACTAGGTTCAGCTACAACATTAGCAGCAAGATTTTCACTCAGAAAATCACCATACTTCATCATTACTTTACAATCTCCAAACTATCATTAACGAATCTCATTTGTCTCTTATCAAACAAAGGATTTTCTTGAAGTTTAGTTGTGCCGTTTTCCATAGGCGGTGCTATGTCTTGTCTAGCAGCGTTCATAGACTGTAGTGGTGTTGGCGGTGGTACGTTTGGTTGAATAGGTAATGGATTACCAGCCATGTCTGGTGGTGCTGCCATACTTGGAGCAAGAGATGCTTGCTCATCATCAATCTGCGCCTTCATCTCTACAATCTCTTCATCGTCCATCATTAGAACGTTCTTACGTACCCATTCCATTGAATAGTAACGCCCGACATATGGATCAACCAACTGAAGTGTCTGAATACGATTCTGTATAAGTTCAGCTTCTTTTAGTTCTGTAAAGTTGTTATCTTTCTTGAAGTCATACCAGATGTCTTCTTTGAATTCTTTCCATTCTTCTTCTGTACAGATACCTTTTGTGATCAACTGAACGCGAAGAAGGTCATCAAACAGTGTAGAGAACTTGTTACGGAGACGCTGAATAAACTTAGTAAACTTGAGTTCGTCTCTGGTAATTTCAGTAGAGCGCCCTAGAATGCCGCCGCCCTGCTGTTGTTCAAGTCTTGAGATAGGAACACCAAGAGCCCTATATAACTTCTTCTCAAAATACTTAACGTCTTCCAGTTCACCTAAGTTTTGCCCACCAGGAAGAGTTGTGATTTCTGTACCTTTACCGCCCTCACGACGAGGTAACCAGAAGTCTTCAAGCATGGAAAGATGCTTGCGATCATCTTTGATTTCGCCAGTATTGCTATCGTATACAAGCTTGTTACGATACTTAGTCATAATATCTTTTAGATATTGCTCTGCTTTGATTGTTGGCATATTACCAACGTCAATATAGAAGATACGGCGTTCAGGTGCACGTGAGAGACGATAGATAACAGTAGCGTCTTCAATCATACGCAACTGATTAAGGGGTTTGATAGCCTTGTGTAGATATGAGAGAACCATCGCTCTCTTGCTGTCCATCAAACCTGAGTTGACGTTGACAATAGCATCTACAGCGATCTTGGCACCTAAATTGGAATGTGTACCAATTGTACCGCGCTCATTGTAGAGATAGTATTCATTAACTTTCTTGATAAGTTCAAGACCAGTTCTTTGATCTCTTGTCTTCTGTACTTCACGAATTTTGCGAATTCGGCGAGGGTCAATGTACCTAATTTCTTTTATACCGTTTCTAGGATTTACTTCATCTAGAATGATGTGATAAAAAAGTCTTCCATCTATGTACCAACGACGAAAGATTTCATGCCCCATATTACCAAAGTTGAGCAACTTTAGCATGACATCAAATTCTTCTCGTATTACTTTTTTAATCTTATCTGCTTGTTTTAGTTCGTCGGTATCTATCTCAACACCCGTGTCTGAAGAATCATTAACGATAGACTCGTTTACGATTTCATCAATAGCAGTTTCCAATTCTGGCTGCATGGCCATCTCACGATACCGAGTGATTAACTCAATTTCGTTTCTAACAACGCCGTCAAGATCAACATATGTGCCGTAGTACGCACCAGATTGAATAGTAACAGCCCCGTCATCGTTTTGTGGCAGGGCAAACGTTTTACTTTCTTCTTGTTCGTCTTGTTTTTTCTTGCGGCTAATCTCAAAGCCAAATAGTTGGACCATCAAATACTCCGATTCTGATTGAGGGAAAGGATTTCTCCTCTCCCTCTAATCATTTATAAGACTTATATAACGACTTCGTTCTGAGTAGCGCCTTGATCACCACCAAGTGTTTCCCACCACTGATACGAGAATGTAACAGCGTATTCTTGGATAGCGTCATTAGAACCCCAGTCAAGGTCAATAGCAGAAACGTCAATGGGGAATAACCCAATGAACTTGTAAGCCTTGAGAACTTCTCCTGTCTTGCTAAACTGCTTTACATAACCATCTTTCTGATAGTCAAAGCTGTTAACAAGATTTGGATTTCTTATGTTTGTTCTGTGTGAGTTCAAACCATTCATCCAGTTCTCAAAAGCATTTCTAAGTCTGAAATCTTCATCATTCCAAATTGTGACAGTCCATTCTGGGAATGTTCTGTTGCCTGCGAACTTAAGTTCACGGCCAAAGTAGTTTACAGGAATTGGATTCACTGTAGAACCAGGGATTTGACCTGAATGGCACATGAAAGTAAACTTTTCAGATATGCCATTCACGTTTGTAACAACAGAACCAGGAAATGCCATGGTGCATTCAAACAGATTGTAGCGGGCACCGTCTAGTGCCATCTGTGATCTGAAATCCTGAATATTAAATGCCATTTTATTTTACTCCTTATCTGTGATATTTATTAGAATCTACCAACGATTTCATCGAAGGCAACGCCAGTTCTAACAGCAACAAAGTTCAACTGAATGAAGTTGATAGAACGTGCTGGCTTGATGTAAATATCACCGACAAATTCGTTACGGTCAATAACTTCACCGGTATTGTTTGTTTCGTCGCAAACAACGCGGAAGTCAAAGATACCACGACGACCTTGCACATCTCTCAAGAATGGTTCTACGAGAGAAACAAACTGAGCGCGTGTGAATGCGTCATTGAATTCAAATAGTGAATACTTAGCTGCTCTTGCAATAGCCTTTTCAAGAACAATAAACAATCTGCGAACATTGATGCGATCAAAGGCTGATGGCTTAGACTGCATTGTCTTATCGCCAAACAGTATTGTTCCTTCGCCAGTAAATGTTACGATTGGGTTGATACCGTTCTTGTATAGATCATCACGATCAGCTTTATCTGGATTGTAAGAAAGTTTTACAACATTCTTCAACTGCCCACGATTAAAGCCTGCTGGTGAGTACCAAGGATCACGCTCAAAGTCTGTTCTTACGCATAGGCCAGCAATGTCACCATTACATGGAAC